GTAATTGTACTGTATCAGTACAAAATTGTAAAGGCAAGCGTGAGTGCTGCCGGCGTAACACTAAGCGGATCGCTAACGCCGGAGCAGGCGCATAACTTCATTGATGTCATCAAAGAGAAAAACGGCTTTTTAAGCAAAATTCATGTCGAAAAAATGGGCAAACTAAGCAAAGAGCTTGACGCATGGGACATCGCTCAAGGCATCCTAGTTCGCGTACCAAGCGGCTCAAAACCTACGGAGGCACAACGTGCAGCACTTGGCGTAGTAGGTGCAAAGCTTGAAGCAAAAGACGTTCAGCTCTTTGCGAGGATCCTGCAAGATGCACTGGACGACAATGCCTCAAACCCAAATTTCGAGAGCGAGACTTTCTCAAAATTCGCTACGGCATTTGGCAACGATATGGCACTTTTAGGCTTTAAGGGCAACAGCGACACCTACAACAATACTTTCGAGACACTTCACAAAGGCTGGATACAAGTAGCAAAAGATGCTAGCGAAACAACAAAGGTAACATACGCTAGCACTGAGAAAATCAGCGACAGGCTTTCTACGCTAGCACAGGCTATCCATGCGGACATTTCAAGCGAGGCCGTGATCCTCATAAACACTGCTGACGCACAAGAATACAATAAAGAGCTAGCCGCACTTAACTCAGTATCACATCTCATCGAGGGCGGAGCTAAGAAAATTTTAGGTATCCCGCTAGAAGTCACGCCACTGATGCCAAGAGGCGTATATATGGCGACCCCGCTTAAAAACCTAGTGCTTGGAATGGTGCTTGACATCAGGCGCAACCGCTGGTATGACGCAGAGGAGCGCGCTTTGAAGTATGTATTTGACGTCTCTATCGACTACCAAGTCGTCATCAAAAAATGGGTCACTTTGATGGAGAAAGCGTAATGAAATTTAGGGTCTTGAAAAATTCATCCATACAAGGCCGCCTCTTTTTAGAGGGGGCGGTCGTGGAGCTACAAGAGAACGAGGCGCAGATCTACATCCAAAGCAAAATGATAGAAGAGCTAGAAGATGAGCTTGAAAATTTGGATGAGGACGAATCCTCACGAAATAAAGATGAAGATGCGGAGTAATAAAAATGAGCCTACTTTCAAGCATCAAAGAAAACGAAGGCTTTGATAGCCACGTATATGAAGACACAAGAGGCTTTAGGACGGTCGGGTATGGCTTTAAAGTATCTTCACTCACGCGTGATGAGCTAGCACTCAATGGCGGCAAGGTAGAGCCGATGAGCCGTGAGGTAGCAGATCAAATCTTAAATTTAAAAATAAAAAAGCTCAAGGATGAAGTATTTGGCACCTTTTCTTGGCTTACTGATAAACCAAAAAACGTACAAGACGTGGTAATAGAAATGTGTTATCAAATAGGAGTGCCAGGCGTAAAGAAATTCGTCACTACGCTTCATCATATCAGGGTCGGCGAATATCGTCAGGCCTATCAAAGTGGTATGAACTCGCTTTGGGCGAAACAAACTCCTAATCGTGCAAAAAGGGTTTTAAATGGACTTTTTAACGAGTAAATTCACATCTTTTCTTGGCTTTGGACTGGCTGCATTTATAGGCATTCTTTGCCTAAATCTATTTTTGGAAAATTCAAAGCTTGAAAGTGTGAATTCTCTTTTAAGTAGCGAGCTTAAAGTCTGCAACGAAAAGCAAGAGCGTCTTACGAAAGACTACGCGACGAGTGCAAATAACCTAAACGCTTGCAATGCTCACATCGCCTTGCAAAACAACGCTATCAAGGCGGCACAGGTGAGGACCGAAGCCAAAGAGTCGCCGGCAGTTGCGAAAGTAAAGAAAATTTATATCGAGAACAAAAGCTGCGAGGCGGAGTTGAAGGCTTATAAGGAGCTATTTAAATGAAAATTTTATTTTTGATGTGCCTGACGTTGCTTTTATTCAGCGGCTGTGCGAGTCAGGTAGTCGAGCCGCATATCATATATAAAGATGTGCTCGTGCCTGTCAGATGTGACGCCAATATGCCAAATAAGCCGCTGAATAAAGGAAATTTCGAAAGTCATAAAGCTTTGATGATCTATTACTTGCAGTGCGAGGATCTACTTAGGCAATGTATAGGGGAGAGTAAATGAATAGAGATTATACGGCAGAGGGTAGCACTATCATAAACGGACAAGATGGGACTGATGACATAATCAGGGAACTTGGTCACGCGATAAATGGTGCGGGTGGCTGGGGACTGAATGAATTTTTGGTGTTTTTGGTGCTTATATTTGTTGCACTCATCTTGATCATATTTTATTTTTCGCAAAGATCCTCAGCCAAGATGACTGATCTTGTTATACGCGCAAACGAGAAAAATAATGAGGTCGTAAATAATAATACCTTTGCGATGAGAAATTTAGCTGAAAAGATGAGAGATAATCATAACGCCAACAATAAAAAGTTAAACGAGATACATGACGACGTCAAAGAGATAAAGGATAGGCTCAAATGATAGAGCTTGGCATTATAAGTGAAATATCCGGCGACAGGGCGCGCGTAACTATCGGCTCCATGGTGACTGATTTTTTGCCCGTCATGCAGCTAGCCAACTCTTTTACCAGAAGCTGGACTCCTATTAGAGTCGGCGAGCAATGCTTAGTGCTTCCTATTCGCGGTAGCCTAAATGCCGGCATAGTGCTTCGAGGCATTTATCAAAGCGCTCACGTTGCACCAAGCACCGATACAAACAAGCAAATTTGCGTATTCGAGGATGGTGTAAAGATAAGCTACGACGTAAGCGGTTCTACACTTGAGATTTCAAGCCCGAAGCAAATAAACATAACCTGTGAGAATGCGAACGTGAAAGCAAAAAACGTAAAGGTAGAGGCGACTGATACGCAGATAAAAAGCCCAAGCATAAAACTTCTTGGCAATACCTTGATACAAGGCAGTATAAACACAGCTGGAAGTGATGGCGGGGCTGGAAGCTTTGAGATAAACGGAAACGTAAAGATAACAGGCTCGATCAGCACCGGTGGCGACGCTAAATTTGGCGGAAGCGTGAGCGATAGCAGAGGCGATCTAACCAACCATACCAACAACGGACTAGCGAGGGATTGATGGCAAAGTATCTAGCGGATATAAAACAGAGCATAAAAGACATCTTGCTCACGCCTCTAGGCTCGCGGGTTATGCTGCCAGAATACGGCAGCCGCTTGTTCGAGCTAATAGACCGCAAGGTAGACGACGAGTTTAGAGCCGATCTTGCCTGCTACGTCATAGAAGCCGTAGAGAGATGGGAAAAAAGAGTGAAGATAGACGAAGTAAAACTAATAAGCCTAAAAGACCATAGGCTAAATTTCAAGATCGCTCTAATTAGCGGCGACGAGATAGGGATAGAGCTATGAGCTTTTTAAAAAATTTACCGTATCCGGGCGTGATCGAAGAGCTTAATTATAACGAAATTTTAAAAAGCGTTAAAGAACTTTTTAAAAGCTATCTACCAGATAAGGAGATCGCGCTGCTTGAAAGTGACAATTACTCGGCCCTACTTGAAACGCTTGCATATCGTGAGTTGCTTTTAAGGGCTCGCATAAACGAAAGCGTGAAAAGCATGCTTTTGCCTTATGCCTCAGGCAGCGATCTTGACAACGTAGTAGCGATCTATGGTATAGAGAGGCTAAAAGGAGAAAAGCCAACAGCTGACATCGAGCTTTGCCTATCCATCACAAAAGATAGCGATACTATCGTGCCTGCAAAGAGCGTATTTGCAAGTGAAAAAAGTGACATCGCTATCCTCAAAGATAGTGTGACTATCAAACAAGGCGAGCTAAAAGCCACCGGCAAAATCATACTCGATGAATTTGTAAAAGAAAGCGCGCTCAAATGCGAGCTCATTCAAACACCGCTGCCATTTGTTTTAAAAGCCAAACAAACATCAAATTTCACTGGTGGAGCGGAGGCTGAAAGCGACGAGAGACTTCGTGAGCGAGCCGTGCTTTCGCTTGAAAGATTTTCAACGGCGGGAAGTGCAAAAGCCTATATCTATCAAGCATTATCTGCAAATGCAAAGGTTGAGGAAGTAAGCGTGCTAAACGGCGGGCCCGGTATCGTGAATGTCTATTTGAAAACCTCCGATATGAGCGAGGCTACGCGTCAAAGCGTAGAGGATCATCTAAATGGCGAGAAAGTCAGGCCGCTCACCGATACAGTGAATGTCAAAAACGCGACTATCAAAGATGTGGAAATCAGCGCCCAGCTCGAGCTAACCGATATGTTTTTACAAGATGAGATCGATAAAACGATAAAGACAAGTAGGAGCAGTCTAAATTTAGGCGAGGATCTAAATTTAAGCTATATCTACTCTGTGCTTCATAAAAACGGAGTATATCGGGTAAATTTAAAAGCTCCCACTGCTGATACAAAAGTAAATGATGATAGTTTCATAAGGCTAAATTTTAATCTAAGCTATAAAAAGGCCGAGTTATGAGCCTGCTACCAAATCATAAAAGTAAACTTGATAAGCTGCTCGATGAGCTTTTTGGGCTTAGGCTTGAAAGTCTTGACATCAGCGTCATAGATACGCTCGCCAATTCTTGTCCGGCCTCTTTGCTGCCGATTTTAGCAGCTAGCTTTGATGTAGATATAGACGGACTAAATGAAACGAACGCTAGGTGGCTGATAAAAAACGCATTTAAAATTCACTTTTACAGCGGTTCGTTTTATGCTGTGAAAAAAGCGGTGCAAAGCGTAGATAGTGGTGCAGTCATCATCGAGGGTAACCTAAATCAAAAATATGACGGATCCATAAGGCATGATAAAAACAGGTTTTATGGTAGCAACACTCACTGGGCGGAGTATAGCATCATTGCTAGCATCCCCCTTTCAAAGCAAAATGCAAAGCGCATAAGCGAGGCTGCCAAGAGTGCAGCTCCTGCAAGGTGTGTGCTCGTGAGTATAGATCATAGAGCAAGCGGCGTGATCTACAACGGGCAAATAAAATACAACGATCAATTCAACTATGGAGCATACAATGGCTAATCTAAAAGAAGAAAACAAGTGGGAAGAAGGCATCTATCAGCTTGAAGTCACCGACCCAGTGGTGGGCGGGATAGATGGTATCTCAAACAAACAAGCAAAACAGCTGGCAAATAGAACAAAATTTCTAAAAGAGAGTATAAATGCTCTAAATGATGGAAAGCTCGACTCAACCGCCAAAGCCGCCGATAGCGACAAACTAGACGGCCTTGACAGCTCAGCATTCGCTAAAGTCGAACATGCTCTCGTAAAGCGTGGTCTACCAAAAGGAGACTATGCTTCGGTAGGTTTCTGGAAAACTGTAGAAGCTGGCTGGTATAGCTACAACCATGACTCTATTCAAGGCTCAAACAATCCTTCAGCGTACGGGCTTATCCACGTTATAAGAGACGGGGATGACTATAATATCCTTTGGCACAAAAAAGGTGCTGCGGAAGGATATCGTGCAGGATTTGGGGGATCTCAAGCAGAAAATAGCACAATCGGATGGAGCATTGTAGCGGCTGCTTTAACTGTTGGGAGTTATCCTGACACAGCGGTTTTAAGAAACAGTAACGGAGATTTTGCGGGTAGACACATTGAAGCTACTCAGTTTAAAATGTCTGCTGACGAACAAGGTTACTTGTTTGCTCCTTCAAACGAAATAATATTCAGGCACACGCAACAAGACGGGCAGAACTGGCTAAGAGCTGTAAAGGCAGATAAGTTTAGCGAGACTCTAAAACTCTTTAAGCTAGATCGTCGGAACGCTACTTCTGTGTATACAGCAAGTCAAGCAAACCCTACTATTGATTTATCAAAGGCTGACAACTTTGAGCTTACGCTAACAGGTAGTGGAGTACTATCCCTAAACAACGGTATCAAAGGACAAAGTGGGGTAATTACGCTAAGCAATGCTGCTGCGAATATAACAGGATATGCCTCAAACATAAAATGGAGAACAACACCGACAAATCTCCAAGCAACAGAAACCTTTGCATATTTTGTTTGGCACGACGGATATATCAGTATAGGACGAGTGTGATGTGGTATATGCTATCAGGAGTCCAAAAACAGATATATCAAAAAGCTGACGTCCTTTTCTCCGAAAACGCGTCTAAATACTTTGATGGTGGTGGGCAGGTGTATACCGACCAAGTATCCACCAAAGGCAACATCAAGGAAATCAGCAAGCTAAAGATCACGACTGTTCAAGAAATACCGGGCAACGGTAGCAATACCAGATCGGTATCATATCCCCTAGCCAACTTCCTAGGCTCAGCCGGAGCAGCACATAAGGCGTATCGAAACGACAATGGCGAGGAATATTGCACTCTATACGTCAAAATAGAAATTCTAAACGATACTACTATCAAAATACAAAGACGTTGCGTGGTAAACAACGGTCGCCATGTCAATTTCTATAGCATCAAAATAGAAGTAGAGGAATGAAAATGAAACTATACAATACCAAAACAAAACAAACCCAAGAGCTTGAACTCATAGAAACGAACGATGGGCTCATGTACGTATCCTTTTTGAGCAATGACGATCTCGTAAAAAACGGATACAAGAGGGTGACGGAAGATCCAGTGCCCAGCAACGACGACCCGAATAAAAAACTCGTTCTAAAAAGCGAAGAGACAAAAGATAGCTTCAGGATATTCTTTGAGATAGAAGAGCTCTCTCAAGAGGAGAAAGACGCTCAAGCCCTAGCCGACGTCAATGCTCAAATAGAGGAAACCGAAAACTATATCCGCCATGCGATACTCATCGGCAACGATAGCGCTCTTCCCGAGCTTCGCGAGGAATACAAAGGGCTACTAGCCCAAAAACAAGCCCTAGAAAAAGGAGATGAAAATGAAAAAGAAAACTAAACGCTGCGAAATTTGCTCAAGTAAACTAGATAAAAAAGGCGATTGCCCGTGGGAGGGCTGCCCGAAAAGCCCGAAATACAAAAGCGAAGAAAAAGAAACGAAAACGCAAAAAGAGAAAGAAAATGAGAAGGCTAAGCAGTAAGGAAATTTTACAAATTTCAAAAAATATAGCTATCGAGCTTCCGCTTGAGATAGTCTCTTTCGTAGTAGTACCCATAGCTCTAGCTTTTACAAATCCTAGCGACGATCGTCTGCCCAAATGGGCCAGATGGTTCGAGGACGCAAACGACTATTACGATGGGCAAAACGCAGCTATAAACGGCGACGGCGGGTGGAGACGGGATCACTTCCCGCCTCCTAAAAACCGCACCTATTTCGCGCGCCTTTGCTGGTTATATAGAAACCGAATAGGCTATTTTTCAAGCAAATACCTAGGCATCAAGATGGACGATATAGATCCCGCTAGCGTAGTTACGATAGGAGACCCGACCGTCACCTCAAACGGCGGCAGGGGAAGCTCGGGGGGCCAGGGGGCGCGCCGCCTCAAAG